CTTCACCAGGTTGCACTTGGCTCTGGTGGACCCAGTTGCCGCTGACCACTGAACTTATGCACCTGTTAGCATAGCCCCGTGCCCCGCCTGCCCCGACTGCGACCCGCAGAAATTCACTCGTGACCGCCCCGACACTCTGCTTGGCAGGATTCATCCTTAGCGGACTCTTTCCTACTTCCGTCACTATGTCAGCAGCCTCTGCCAAGTTATGCGTATAGATGACGATGTCGTCTCCTACATGCATCCTGGCACGTGAATATGCTGCAGGTAGGTATACTCGACAATACGCAGCATTCAATATAGTATTGATGTAGCTCGTAGCTCGGTGCCCGCTCATTAGTGAGCCCCGCACTTTGCCGATTACCTTGCCTCCGCTGCACATGAACATGTGGTGAAACGATTCAACCAGTTGCTTAGACCGGTCTGCATCGTAACCCACCCATTCACACAGCTCTCGTATCACAGTCTGCTGTGACTCCAGTGTATGGGCGGCGTTGAAATTGTCAAAATCTAGCATTACGCCTAGCGGACACTGCTGTGCCATCTTGCGCATGCGCCTGACCATTCCGTACACTCCACCCCGGCCCGGGTTCAAGATCACTCTCTTGTTCTCCCAAGCCTTCTCGACGGGCATCAACAGGTGGCTAAAGGACAAGTACGTCACGGTGTCGCCCGAAAATATGGCACGTGTTTTCCCGTGCTCGAGTTTCTGCGACCCACTGAAGTAACTGTTACCGTCCCACTTGGTTAAGACATTGGTATCCTGTTCTTCGACATACGCTCTCCTGTGCCAGCTAGTTATGTAAGGGTTCTCGACGGCAACCTCACTGTTCAGACGTTCAACCGTCCTACTGTGGCTGCCATTGACCACCCATGCCCATCTCTTCCCCCAGAAACTCTCAAAATCTGGGAATTCAACATCCCGAGGGCACTCGTCACGCAAGATGGCTCGGACCGCCTCTGCTAATGCAGTTTGGTCGACGTGTACGAGTTCGTCTTGCTCAGTTGCAGGTCGGCATCTTGCTTCCGACTCCGCCCGCATGTCGAGGCTACCGACGCCGCGTCCTTGCAACGTCACTCCCTCACACAACAGCGACCCCCAGTATGTTGAATGCCAGCCCAACGCTTTGATGGCTAGGTTCAGCCCTTTTGCGTTCTCTGGCTGTGTCAGCATCTGAATGGCCAGTTTAACGCTGCTACCTGGTATAGGTTTCAGCGCCACACTGACTAACAGAGCAGCACTCGCTTGATCGTTATACAAGCCAGTGAGGTGACCGCTCCATCGTATCCACTCATCTGCCAACACCGGTTCCGCAGAACGGAGGTCCTTCCACGTTTCCGTGAAGAAGAGGTTAACCTTCAGTTCTGCTCCAGGGTGTGCCTTGACCGGGAAAAGGTGGTGTTCACCTTCTCGGTCTAGACCAATCGGTTCGTAGTCAGTAACCTTGATATCGTCGAAGGCGCTGCTATAGACACAATTAAGCGCCTCTGCGTCATTCGCTTCGACTTGTACCGGATATCTACACTCACGCAGGGACAAGGCCACCGCCGCTCTGAGGTCTCTTTTCCTCAATGCGCCGACTTGCTGCCACTGTTCAAGTACAGTCATTTTTTCCCAATTACGGATAAGAGGTGTCTTTACGAGCATCCTCCCTACACGGCCGTATCCGCCCGCCCGTGTAGGAGCCCCAACCGCGGTCAGGTCGCCTCGGGCGCTTCAGTTTTACCTGGCGCCCCCGCTTCCGCACTCGGTGGTGCAGCCGGCTTCTCTGCGGTTCGGAGTACGGCTACCCTCTCAACTGGTAGCTTGATGCCACTCCTAACCTCCTCCGACTGCACTCCGGCCAAAGCACCACCACCGCCTGCAAGTTCAGAGCCAACTTCGCCGGTTGCAGACGGCGTCTCGGCCCTGGACTCTACGACTACTTCAGGCAGCTTAGTCCCGTCAGCTACCATCCTAGGCAAGTAGCCGAATTTAATCGGCATCACGCTAGACATTGCCACTTGTCCAGGTCCACGGAGCACAGCGGCCAGTGCGAGGACTGCTCGGCTACGGTCCCTGATCATCTTTCTAGGCACGTTCCGCATGTGAGCCACCCCGAAGCTTCGTACGCGAGCCACCCTGATAGTGATGCTCTCGTTTTCCATCTCGTGCAGGTCAGGTAGATGGACCCAACTTGTCTCGTTGGTATCGCTATCGTAGCGATACTGTCCGAAGGTTGCC